CACGTCGGCGTACTCGTCCTTGATGTCGCCGACGCGGTTGTCGGGGTAGCGGGACGACCACAGCAGAGGCAGCCCAGCCAGCGACGGCGAGCCGATCTGCTGCCAGTACCAGCGCGGCAGGTACAGCAGCGGCACCCGGTAACCCGCAGCGCGTAGCCGCGCCACGAGGTCGCGCGTCAGCGCCACAGTCCCCGAGCCCGCCTCGACGTCGGGGATCACGGGGATGTCTCGGGGGACTACGCGGGAGCTATGGGCTACCTGAGCGGCTGCACTAACCCCCGACCGCTGGTAGTGGTAAGCGGCGAACGGCTTGCCCGTCTTGCGGGCCTTAGCCACATTCTCGGCGAACCGCGAGTCCGTGAAGCCGCTGCCCTCGGTGGCCTTGAAGATAAAGAAGTCGATGCCCTCACGCGCGGCTCGCTCGACGTCGAAGCTGCCCTGGTGGTGCGAAACGTCGATGCCGAACAGCGTCATTCGGTCTCCTCGTTGTCGTCGGCCACGCACACCCACCACGTCTCGGCGAGGTACTGGCGGGACTGTGCGGTGTAGCCCTGCGGGCACGTCGGGCCCGGTGGCCCTTCCGGTCCTCGCGGACCCGTTGGCCCGGGTGGTCCTGGTGGTCCCGGTGGCCCCTGCTCCCCAGCGGGGCCGGATGGTCCGGTCTCTCCACGCGGTCCCGGCTCCCCAGCAGGGCCGCGCTCACCGTCTGTTCCGTCTTCTCCGCCGTCTCCGGGCAGCCCGCGGGGCCCCATCGGGCCACGCGGCCCCATCTCCCCCGGCGGCCCCTGCGGTCCCCTCGCAGGCACCTCCACCACAGGCTGCTCACCCAGCGACCGCACCTGATCCTCCAGGGCGTTCGCCATCGTGGCGTTGTCGCTGGCCTGCTGGTGCAGCGCGCTGATCTGCCGGTCCTGCTCCTCGGCGTGCGACTGTAGGGAGGCGTACCGCACCCCGAAATACAGCGCGAAGATCGTCAAGCTGGCGAGCAGTAGGCCGAGCCCGGCCCACACGGCCCGGCGGGCGGTGGGGTCGCGGGACTCAGCCTCCCGTGCTGCCTCGTCGATCAGGTGTCGTGCCCGGTCACCGGTCACATCCCCTCCTCGTTTTCGAGGGAGTCGCGGATGTCGTCCAGCTCCTCCCGGGTGAGCTCGCCGTCGGCGAGTGCCTCCAGTAGCCGCGACGCCACCTGGCTGGCGGCTTTCTTCGCTGCGGCGCGCTGTTCTCGTCTCGGCTGGACCACTGAAGTCCAGACCATGACGAACGTTCCGCCCAGCGAACCCACGAGGGTCCCGATCGCCACGAGGAGGTCTGGCAGGTCACCCACGTTCACCCCCTCGGGGCCGTGCTCAGTTACGAATGCTGCTGCGGTGGAAGGCGAATTTGGCCACCGCGGCCGGAGGAATCACCCTGCTGGCAGGACGAGACCGACGACCACGCCGTCATAGAACTTCGGGTCGCCACCGAGGCCGCCGTCGGACCACTCGACCTGCGCCTTGACCATGATGTTGCTGCTCGGCGTGCCCTGCTCGAAGTGCACCGGGCTGAAACCGCCGCGGCGACTCGCCGCGCCAGACCCGGCCTGGTCGGTGGCCTGGGTGCCGTTCGACCACGTGAGACCGCCGTCGAGCGAGATGCAGATCCGCATCCGCGCGTAGCTGCCGCCGCCGTCGTTGAGGAAAAACCCGCTTCCCCACCCGTACACCAGGCATGGCCGGCTGATGTTGGGCAGGATCAGCGAGCTACCCCAGTTCGTCCACGTGCCCACCGGTGGCGGCGTCAGGATGTTCGGCAGCACCTGACGGCCGCCGGCGGGCATGATCGCCTGGCGTGTCTCGTGTATTGCGGTGTCAGTCGCCTCGGCGAGCGCGCGCAGTTGGGCGGGCCCGTCGGGTGGGTCCTCCAGGCTGGGGTACGGGAGGTCGTAGTTCGGTGTGACTGGCATGGCAGGGCCCTTCTACAGTGGCATGACGACGATGCGGCGGTTTTCGAATTGGGCATCCTGGGTTGGCGTGTATCCGCTGCGGGTGCGGCGCGTGTACTGCATCGTGAACGTGTTGAACCCGGTGTTCAGACCGTGTGATTCGTTGAGCACGATCGTGTTCGCCACGGTGGCGCCCGACCGTAGGCCGGGCGACGTCGGATCAGCTTCGTTGAACATGGCGTTCGCGATGCCCGTCGTCATGTCCGCAGCGGGTATGTTCGATGCGCCGGTGACCGAAATCGTCGCCATGCTGTAGGCGTTCTCCGAGAAGATCGTCGCCGACAGCAGCACAAGCGCGGTTCGACTCTCCCCGATGTAGACGTTTTCGACCGTGGGGCCTCCGGGCAGGGATACCCACGAGCTATTCGAGGTGCTGACCAGCTCCGGCGCGTATGCCTCGCGTGTGGCTAGTGCGGCTCCGGCTCCGGGCGCGGCGATCTTGCCGAGGATGAAGTACTTGCTGCGCACGCGCAGCACGCCGACGGCCATGCCGGCGCGTAACCCGATGGTCGTCGACGGCGACAACACGGACAGGTTGGCCATGTCGGTGCCGCCGACGTTTACGGTGTTGACGCCGGTGGTCTCGTCCCACGACGTGATCACGCCCGTGTGGAAGGCGATCTCGCTGCCGCTTCCGGCCGCGATCCCACCGAGGAGCAGCCCAAGGTCCACGTCTACCTCTACTCGAATCGCACTTGCCGGGTGGTGGCGGTGATCGCCTGGTCCGGCGTGAGGGGAAGGGTCAGCGTGTCGATCACGTGCACCTGTGATGTGCCGTCGGGCTCGACGACGATCTCGACCGGGTCGCCGACCTCCAACGCGGGGTTGGGCACCATCCCGAACGACACGGTGTACGGCAGCCCGGTGACGTCGGTGAGCATCTTCTGCGCGGCTTGGCGACACTGGTCCTCGGTGCGCAGGAAGCTCGACGAGAAGAACCGCGGCACACGGCCGAACGGGCCGAGCCAATACGTCGGCGAGGACGGGACGGCGTCGTAGGCCACGCCCCGCACGGGAGGTGCCTCCCCGACGGGCTCGCCCTCGGCGACGACGATGTTGTAGACACCTTCGCGGGTGAGCTGGCGGGAGACCTCGGTGATGACCCCGTTGGGGCCGCGGTCGACCCGGAACACCGGCACAGTGGCGTCGGGCGGGGAGGCGATGACGAGGTAGCCGCGGTAGTCGAAGTACATGTCCTTGGCGTAGGAGTCGCACAGCTCCTTGAGGAACTTGTACCGCTCGCGCTCCACCACATGCGACGACTCGAGCAGGTCGGTGTCGGCCTGCCAGTCGAAGTAGATGTAGGGGTCGGTGAACACCTCGCCGACGAGGAAGTCCACCACTCCGGCGAATGACGCCGACGGCGAGAACTGGTAGGGGGACAACCGCCGATCGTCGATGATCTTGGACATGCGGTCGCGCCCGGTGATCCTGATCGTGCCCGACGGCGCGCTCTGCTGTTCCACCGTGTAGATCCGGTAGTAGCCCTGGCTCACCCACTCGCGGGTGCCGTCGCCGTAGTCGATGCCGCGCTCGACGAACACCTCGTCCCCGTACGGGGTGAGCATCCCGTCGGGGGTGTCGGGCCATCGGCCGTGAGTGGTGATGTCGACGGTGGCGCGCACGTCAGAGCCGACATCGAACATCACGTCGCCCTCGATGACAGGGATCTCAACGCCGTCGGGGTCGACACCCACCGGCTCCCCGGAAACGATGCGAGCACGGGTCACCATGCGGTGTGATCCGCGGACGGTCGCGAGAAATCGGTCACTGACTGGTCGCATCCTCGCCCCCGTTCACTCGGTGATCACGTCGACCTCGGCGACGATGTTGAGCACGTCCGACCACGTCTGCTCGGCCTCGACCAGCTCCGACCAGGAGGCGAACTGGGCGACGATATTGCCCCACAGCACGGTGGAGCCGACGATGTCGGGGCTGGGTGCGGCCACCTCGATCATCGGGAGCGTGCCGACCTGCATCTCGTCGTCGTACTCGGTGTCGCCAACCACGACGTACATGCTCGGCACCGGCGATCCCGGGGGTACCTGCAACAGCAGGGGGTCGCCTGTGGACAGCAGGTACTCGACACGGTCCCGCACCGCGACGTCCTGGAGGTCGAGCCCGATACTAAACCGTCTCGACTGCCGCACGTCGGTCACGGCCACCGGAACGGAGCGGCCGATGACGTCGAACACGCCGTTGCGGGCGGCGCGGGTGATGGTGACCCGGCCGACCGGGGTGACAGCGACGTTGAGGAACGGTTTGCCGATCGACTTCAACCACATGGTGCGCAGGGTCGGCGTGATCGTCGCTGTCTGTGTCGTGTCCTCGGCGAGGACCCGGTAGTGGTTCGGGCGGTTGGGGGTGAACTCGTAGTCGTCGAGGCGCACGACACCATCGACGACGGGCACCTCGGCGCCGCCGCGCACGAGGGTCCACCGCACGGCGTCCACGGAGCGTTCGATGCGCGCGTCGGTGGCGTCGCCGAGGTCATCGGCGACGATCTTGACGCGGGACAGGTCATCGGCGTACTCCAGCGTCACAGTCACCGCGCGCCTCCCACCCCGGCCAGCACGCGCCGTGTCAGAGTGCGGTCACGTTCGTTGACGTACTGCTCGACCACGCGCACGACCTCGCCGCCGATCTCGATGTGGTTCTCCACCACGAGCGGCCGGTCGCCAGCGCCGCGGTCGTTGCTGAGCATCGCGTCGAGCTTGGACAGCGGGATCACAGCCTCGGCCTCACCGCCTTCGCCGATCATGGCGAGGGTGGGGCGGGTAACCACGCCACCCTTCGCGAGCTGAGGGATCCTGGGGATGTGGGGGATCGATACCCCGGGCAGCAGGTTGATGCCGTCGATGACGGTGTTGATGCCGCCGATGATGCCGTTGACGATGCGGATGGCCGCGTTGGCGGCGGCCTTGGCGCCGGACTTCAGGCCATCCCAAATGCCGCCCAGGAAGTCCTTGATCTTGCCGACGATGGTGGACAACTTGTCCTGGAGCCAGTCCCATTTGCCCTTGACCCAGTCCAGCGCCGTGCGCACCCCAGCCACGATCGCGTCCCACGCACCAACCACCCGGTCCCGCAGCCAGCCGACCGCAGTGACGATCGCGTCCCAGACGGCTTTCGCGACGCTGCCGAGCCAGGAGATCACCGTGCCGGCCGCCTCCAGCGCCGTCTGGATCACGCTGGAGGCCACGGTGAACGCACCGACCAGAACGCCGAGCAAGAACTCCACGATCGGCAGCAGTACGTTGGTCATCCACCACTGCATCAGCTGCGCGACCAGCTCGATCACCGGCACCAGCGCGTCGGCCAGCGTGGTCACGATCGGGATCAGCGCATCCAGCAACTGCTGGAAGATCGGCATCACCGCGGACACGACCTGCCCGATGAGCTCCCCGAAGGTGCTCAGCAGGCCGAGGATGGCGTTGCGGAACTCCTCGGACTGGGTGAACGCCATCGCGAACAGGCTGATGATGATCCCGACCGGACCCAGCAGCATCCGCAGCATGCCGCCGAGGCCGCCCACGGCCCCACCCAGCCCACTGACAGGGCCGAGCATCCGGCCGATGGTGCCGCCGACCTTGCCCAGCATCTGCACCGCGCCGGCGCCGATGCTCATCAGCTTGCCGATGACCAGCACCAGCGGCCCGACCGCGGCCGCCGCGCCGGCCACGATGGTGATGGTGCGCAGCAAGGCCGGGTTGGTTTGCGTCAGGCTCTGCACGAACGCGGTCAGCCGCTGCACCACGCCGGTGAACGCCTCCAGTAGCCCGGATTCGGCGATGGCGATCATGAGCCCCTCGAACGCCGAGGACAGCTCCTTCGTGGCGCCGACCGCACCCTCCATGCGTATGTCGGCCATCTGCTGCGCCGCACCCTGCGACGCCTCCAGGCCGGCGGTCAGCTCCCGCAGCCCGTCGGCGCCCTGTCCGATCAGGGCCTGTAGCTTCGGGCCGGCCTCCAGCCCGAAGATTCCGATCACGTCGGCGACGTCGGCGCCCTGGTCGGCCAGGTCCTCGACGATGTCGACCAGGGGCCGCACCTGACCGGAGGAGTCGGTGGCCGCCACCCCGAACGCAGAAAGCTTCTGGGCGCCGGCCGAGGAGGTGTCGGCCAGCGTCGCCAGCGCCGAGTTCAACCCGGTGCCGGCCGCGCTTCCCTGGATGCCGGCGTTGCCCAGAAACCCGATCGCGGCGGCGGTTTCCTCGAACGACCAACCCGCCGCCGCCGCCAACGGCGCGGCGTACTTCATGGACTCGCCCAGCATCGTTAGATCCACGTTGGCGGATCGCATGGTCTGCGCCAGGACGTCGGCCACCCGCGCCGACTCTCCGGCCTCGATACCGAAGCCGGACATGATGTTGGAGGCGATGTCGGCGGTGGTGGCCAGATCCGTGTTACCGGCAGCGGCCAGCGCGAGCACGTCGGGCAGGCTCGCCAGAATCTCGGAGGTGCTGAAGCCAGCCATGCCGAGGAATTCCATGGCGTTGGCGGCCTCGGACGCCGAGAACTGGGTGTCGGCACCCATCTCCTTAGCCAGGCTGCGGAGCTGCTCGAAATCATCGCCGGTGGCGCCGGTGACCGCCCGCACCCCGTTCATGGCGAACTCGAAATCGCCGCCCATCTTCAGCGCCAGCCCACCGATCCCGGCCAGGGGTGCGCTGACGTGGGTGGTCAGGGTCTGGCCGACGGCGGCGATCGTGTCGCCCTGGCCGGCGAAGGCATCCGCCATCGAACGGGACGCCTTCGCCGCGGCGGGTTTCACCGCGGCGTCAAGCTCCCGCGCGATCGCCGCAGCACCACCCCGGAACGACGGGGTCAGCGACACGTACGCGGCAGCGAGCTCGACAGCCATCAACGCCTCCTAGTGGCCTCGGGCCGCCAAGGCGGCGCGGATGGTCTTCTGGCCCACGGTCGGCTTCGCCGAACGTTTCCCGGATTGCTTCCAGGGCCGCGGATACGGCTTGATCCGGCCGCGTTTCTTCCGGTCGGTGTTGGCGGTCAGCGTCAGGTCGTACAGATCAGCCAAGATCAGCGCCTCACGTGACATCGGATACCGCCACCCGTTGACCGCAGCACCGATGCGGGAGGTGGGGTCGGCCGTCAGCGCGTTGGTCAGCGCCCACGCCTCGCCCCACGTCATGCGCCCGTCGAACAAGCAGCCGAGATCCATACCGAAGCGGGTGCGCCAGTCGTAGGCGAACGCGGCGGGGTGCTCCTCGATCAGCTCGAGGAGCGTTCGGATTCCCCCTGCCCCACCCCACCACCGGTCCGCCTCAGCCACGTGCCGAGCAGCTGGGAAAACCGGGTGATCGGCATCGCCCGCAACGCCGCCATCGTGTCCTTGTCGATGTCGGCGGCGGTCAGCAGCGACAGCCCGAACCGGACCTGGGCCATCTCCGAACCGTCCATCACCGCGTCGATCAGATCACCGGCCGACAGCTTGGCGTGGCATTCGCTGGCCGGGGGCAGCGTGTACCCCTTGCCCTGCCACTGGAAATGGAAGCCCTGCGGCACCGTGGCGGGCACGGCCGGCCGACGCTTGCGGTTTCTGCTCATGCGTGGGGATCTCCTTACGGTGCGCGGGGACAGGATGGGCCGCGGTGCCGACCACCCGCGCAGTTGGTCGGCACCGCGGGGCTCAGGAACCCTCAGTGGCCAGAGCGGAGAACCACTTCTTCGCCGAGTAGCCGAGCTCCGCGTCGCGGTAGCCGACGATCGTGACGTCGTAGCCGACGGCCTCGGTGGAGCCGATGGTGGTTTCGCCGATCTCGGTGACCTCCGCCTGCGGCAGGTGCAGGCGCACGTACTTGTCCCCGTCGACGTAATCGACGACAACGGAGCGCTTGCCGCCGGTCTGTCCGGGGTCGATCTCTACCGACCCGTCGCTGGTGTCCACCGGGGACCCGTAGAACAGTTCGATCGAATTCGGGTTCGTTTCGATCATCGTGAACTGCACCGAGATCGACGCCTCGGAGATCACCGAGCGCACGACAGCGGAGCCCTGCCAGGCGATGATGTTGTTGGTGGAGCGGTCTCGTGTCTCCACGACACCGTCCTCGGACAGGTAGCCGACGTCGCGGTACTCCGGGTCGAGCGGGGTCTCCGCGTCGCTTGGCGGGGTCGCGGAAACCTCGGCGTAGGAAACGGCGCCGGTGACGGCGACGTCCACATTGGCGGCGTCAAGCGCCATGACATTCCCCTTTCACGGGTGGGCCACCGGCGCGGGACGGTGGGACGACAGGTCAGGCCGCAGTGCCACGGCAGGACACCGTGGGTGTGAAGATGTAGCGGGATTGGCGAGAGACCGGGTCGGGCAGGTTCGTCGGGCCCGCGAACTCGCCGGTGCGGTAGAAGGTCACCCCGTCGACGACGCGGCCGGGGAGTGCGTGCACCAGGCCCCGCACCAGCTGGCACAGGTCGTGTGCCTGCTGGTCGGTGGAGGCCCATGCTTCGATGCCGATGGTGGCGTTGTCGACGACGAGGTTGGCGCGGGTTCCGCCGACTCTCGGTACGAGCACGAACCGGTCCGGTCGGTCCGCGGGGACCACGGTGTGCACGGTGGCGGTGTCACCACGCGCGGCCAGCTCGGTCGACAGGTAGGTGACGAGCAGGTCTTCCACGTCGGGGAAGACGATCACTTCGGGCACGTCGCACCTCCCGGCGTCCAGTGCGCGGGTCAGCGCCCGCTGCTGCGCCTCGGCGAGCACAGCCTCGCGGGTGGCGGTGCGCACGGAGGCGCGAGCCCGGTTACGGCCGATCTCGCTGTCGACCTCCATGCCCTCACCGGCCGCGGCGGCGATCGCGTTCGCCCGGCGCTCGAGGTCGGACAGCACCTCCCGTGACCGCAGCAGCTCGCGCACACCCTTGCGGTTGATCCGAACCTTCGGAGGCATCTACCCCTCCACACGCCGTAGGACGGCCTCACCGTGGGCGAGCGCACCCGTCGGGGACGGCCACCGCTGCACGAACCCGTCCACCTCGTACACCGCATCGGCGTAGCGAACGCGGTCGTGCTCGGTGATGTCCGCACCCGACGGCAGCAGCAGCCTCCAGCGGGACACCACGGCGTTGCGGGCCGTGCCGCCACCACCGGCGCCGGAGAACAGCACCTCGTCGGCCGACATGGGCTGTAACCGGCATCCGGTGATCAGATGCTGTGTGGGGTTGGACCAGTCGGGGACCTCGTCGCCCCGCTCCACCACGAACGTGGGCCGCAGCACAGTGATCGTCTGGTTCTTGAACGAGATCACGGCTCACACCAGCCAGACCGTGCGGGGAAGCGTCGGAAACATCCGGCCGAGCGCGGCTTCCTCGGACGGCAGCAGCCCACTGGTCGAGGCGAAGGCTTGCGAGCCCCACGTCACCGTCTCGGACCCGGCCTGCTCGGTTTGCACACCAGCGCCCACCGACGTCGGCATGTTCTCCATGCGGGAGGCGATGGCGCACACCAGCTCTACCAGCGCGTCGGGCAGCTCCTCGTAGCCGTGGCTGTAGGTGACCGTCAGCGGGCACCTGGCGGCCACGAGGAACTGCCCTTCGAGACGGTAGGCCGTCGGGTTGCCGTGCTCGTCGGTGACCGAAGTGATGCCGGTGACCGGGCGCTGCGGCAGTCGCCACGGGCCCGGACCCGACAACGTCACCGTCGACGTTCCCGCCGTGATCTGCATTCCGGTGTAGCGGCGCACCCGCGCCGAGGCGCGCGCCAGCATCGCCTCCGACACGTTCTCGTAGCCGAACCGCGTAGCGTCGGCGGGGGTGGCCAGCGGCGGGAGCGCCACGACTCAGGACCCTTCCGGAGCGGCGGTGTAGGCCACGAAGGCCTCCGGGTCGTTGACCAGGAAGCCGTACTCGGCCTCAGCCCGCACAGCCACCAGGTTGTGTTCCCACAGCGACGTGAGGGTGCCGTCGATGGTGACCGTGGCCTCGGTGGACACGTCGTAGGTGATGCCGCCGACGACGCCCCATGCGGCCTGGCGCCAGTTTCCGCCGAAGGCGACCGTGTGCGGGGTGGCGTCGTCGGGCTCCGCCACTCCCTCGCCCATGAACGAAGGCCGGCCCAGCAGCCTCCCCGGGCGCGCCGCGGCGGTGGTCTCGTCCAGCGGGGTGTCGACGTAGAGCGGGCGCCCGTTCGCGTCGACGGCGCCGCGCCGGATC